CTCGGGGGCTGGCTCCTCTTTTAGATCGTGAAGTTCGCTCCACGCATCTGGATAATCATTTTTCATGATAGAGATAAATCTAGACCAGTTTCCAAAGTAGTTATCAACTTGACCTATTCTTAAAGGCACATCAGACTCTTTACTATATTCGTGCCTAGTAAGTACTTTACCCTTTTCTAGCATATACATTACTAAAGCATCTAATGCTGATTTTCTTCCTCTAAGTCTCACTCTCTTCTCCTTCTGGTGGTCTTCCACCTTCGTCTGGGTTTACTGCACTTCCTGCTATATTTGCAGGAACTCTTAAATCATCATATCCTTCTACCCCACTGAATCCTAATGATTCTCTAGCTTCGTTAGGGCTAATTATTCCTGCATTCACTAATGAGGTATAATACTGCGATTGATCTCGTAATTCTGGTTGTAGCGCAGGAATATCGGTAATATCCTCTGACAGTAAAAACCCGAAATACCTTTCTAATGCAAAATTCATTTTACGAACAATAGGAAGTATAGTCTCTAAGTAATACATTCTCATATTTGGACGAATATTTGCATTATTTCCCGAGTCCAACATCAAAGGAGGAACTCCGAGTGCTTTTAAAATAATTTTTTCGTTTTCTTCAATTGCTGCTTGAAAGTCTAGTTCTTTGAAGTTTACATTTGATACTGAGTCTATTTCAATACCACCATCAAGAATAAGGGGTCTTCGTCCTCCAGCATCTGGTCTGTATCGAGCCGTCCATGACTGTATCATTCGCTCTTTAATTTTTTCAGATAGAGTATTAGGAGATTTAAGTACCAACCCAGGCACTGCTCCATTTTTAAAGAAATTATCTTGAAAATCTCTCATGCTGCGAGTTAGTACCATAGTACGTAACGCAGGCTTTAGTCTAGACACTCCTCTATATATAGAGTAGAAAGAGTTATCTTTAATGTGTATAATTTCACTAGGTTTATAAGATATCTGCTCATTAAAAGTAAACTTTTCAATATAAGTGCTATCACTAGCATGAATAGTCATTTTATTTGCGGGTAGATGATATAGATGTGCTCCGTCAAAGTATATAAATATGTTGCCATCTATTAGAAAGTCCGTAATTAAGTTACGGCGAAAGGTGCTAATATCTTGGAAAGGGTTGGGCTCTTTATTTAAAAGAAGTTCTACTCTAGAGCGTTTAATTCCCTTTACAACACTTTGCATGCCAGAGATTTGAGTGCCTACTCTAATAGGAATCTCGGACACATCATCTACAATAAGATTGACTCCTCGATTTACTACTTCCAGATCTTCATAGGCTCTTTCGTAGTTTACTACTTTTTCCCTAGAAGGCTCTGTTTTATGATCGTAATAAGGCTGAGCAGGATTGAGCTTTTCCTCGACTTCTTGCTTTCTTCCTAATACTCTATCATACCATGCCATGTTTTTCTCTTTGTATTCTTACCCAGTTCTTTTGCTTAGTAGCGGTACCTAGTCCTGGATTTCTTCCGTAAATGGAGTGCAGCTGTAAGTGGTGCTCATGGCAAAGAGTGACTGTATGCTCGTAAAGTTCTGCTCTATGCTTATCTATAAATTCATCTCTGAACGATAAAATATTTTTTGGATCTAATTGGTTTTTTGCTATGTAAGTATGAACCAATGGACTGAGAGTATAATAATGGTGAAAATCAAGTTTTATTTTTGATTTACAAATTTCGCACTCAGTACCTTTTTTATAAGCATTTTTTGCTTTATCTCTTATGTATTTTACGACGTCTCTTTTTAAATCCATTTTCTAATACCAGAATTATATCGAGTTTGAGGTACCATGTCAAATATTATTTTTAAGATGGTATGGTTAGAAGCCACTGTTTGAGGTTTCAAAAGAATACAAAGCATATCGTAAAGCATCGGCCATATGCGAAGCTTTGTTATGTTTTGGTTTTTCTTTAAGAAGATTAGGATTTGGGTCCCATTGATATTGATCTAGTGCCAATAAAGTCTCCTTACATTCTTGATCTACAAATAAACGGTCATTATCAACTATGCCCTCTACATGAGCAATGCCGTCAAGAACAGACTTCTTGGCATTTGTAGTACTAATATCATAGTTTTGAGCAAAATCAAATCTAGTTTGTTGAGCAGCGGAATCAATAAAAATATAGTCAATATCCCACTTATCAATTAATCGTTGAATCTCTTGGGCATGTTGTTCTGTAGTGCGCTCTGCGTCTAAATATTCATCTATTAAGTAGTACTTTTCTTCGTCCCAATCATAGGCAAGTACACAAAGTGCAGTAGGATCTCTATAACCTACGTCTAGTCCTGCGAAGATATCCATTCTACTAGTGTCCATATCCTGGAACGACCCCGAACACTCTTCATAGTCAAAAGACCAAACCTGTCCTTCGTATGTATTAAAGTCTGCCTCATATTCTTGACGAAACTCAGCCTCCGACATACTCTTGCGAGCTTCAGCTATATCAAGTTCGGACATTCGGGGATTTGATTTATAAGTGGCGCGAATAGATGCCCACTCTGGAAATTCTTGGTCAAAGCCTCGGTGAAAGAATTCTGAAAACCAGTTATTCTTACCCCGAGGGGTCGATATAAAAATCGCTTTTGAATTATCTTTGTCGAGAGTAGGTCTAAGAGCTACATTAAAAGCATCCTTACCATCAGCAAGAGCTGCTTCGTCAAAAATAATTAAGTCATAGGATCTACCTACACACGAGTCAACTTGGTTGACTGAGCCCATACGTACTGTAGATCCGTTTGACAGTTCTATTACTTTATCTTTTGCATTATCCTTGACTACTTCAAGATCAAAATGTTTAATCAGTGTTCTTTGTAAGTCGAAAGATATTTGTGATAAAGCATAATTAGGAGACATTATCAAAATATTAGAGTTAGGAATAAGAGATACTAATTGTCCAATAATATTGGCAATGTAAGTCTTTCCTTGTCTGCGAGAAACAGCCGCACATACAAATCGATACTTAGGATTATTAATAGCATTAATAATCGCTGTCTGAGAAGGCAAGGGTGTAATACCTAGCAACTCCAAATAAGGATCGATAGGCAACTTCAAAAACTTGTCTTCCTGTGTGTACTCACAAATATAATCAGGGATTATATCCTTGCGGCTAATTTCAATCATTTAGTCCTGTCCCATAGATCTTGTTTTACTGTACTTCCTACAGTAATCAAGTTCTGTCAATTCTTCGTCCTGCTTATCGTCATGCTTAGGAGGTTTAATATAATTTTTATACTCCTCCAGATCTTCAATAATTTTTCTAGCTTTTTTCTGCTGATCCATTATTTTTTCGATTGCCATGCTGATGCTCCAAAAAATGCGGCCACTAAGCCCGCGATTGCTACAAAATAGACACTTGCTATATCTCCCAATATAACAGCTGCCTGCTCCAGGTTGATAAGAGAACATATTACAATTAAAGAAGGGTACAGTAGCATTCCAAATAAAGCAAACCAAGCCATGGCTCGTTGTGCATCTGCTTTATCATGTGCTAGCTTTAACTCCTGTAAGTGCTGGCTTGTCTCTAGCTCCTCATCAGTAACAATACCGTCGCCATCGGTATCATACTGCGAATATTCTGAATCTTTTTCTAAATACTTATTCATCTAATTAAATAATACAAAAAGAACTCCTGCAATTAATACGGCTCCAATAAGAAAAGTTGTAAAACCAACAAGAAGTTGCTGCATAAGAACTTCTCTCTCTTTTCTTTTCTTCGCAAGCATTTTCATATGCTTTTGGCGTTGCTGCTCTTGTTCTGCTTTAGCTTGTTTAAAAGCATCTAACATTTGGGGGTCCGCAACTAATAGTAAGTCGTGGACATCTTTCCAGTACCTCTCATAGCTTTTCTTAATCATAGTCAGCTTGAGTATTTCACTTTGACTAAGAGCTTTAAACGTACTTCCTTTTCTCTCTATTTCAAAATTAGTTAGTGCTTCTCCGAAGTCACTGATAGTACCCATAAGCTGCTGCATTCCTTGTCCAGTCTCATTTGCTTGTTTGATGAGACCATTCAAGGAAGTAAGAATTGCACTAGCGGCTGCAACAGACTCGATAATCATTTACCATTTTACCTTATCTGCCCAGTAAGCCGCTGACATCTTGCCTTTAGCAATATTCTTTGCATGGCGAGCTTTGAATGAAGCTCTTTTACGCTTCATTGCTTCGCTCTCACCTTGTTTGGGCTTACCCGCAGTTTTCGCACCCTGCTGCCCGAATCTAATTGTTTTTATCTTATCGCCTGCCTTAGCCACAACAATATGTGACTTCTTGGCATGGCCAGGAGTTCTTTTTGGTTTATTATAACCTGAAACTCCTGCTCTTTTTAGTCTTGGATCTTTTTTCTTACCTCTTCTTTTTACCGCCACGTTTTTTTCTCTTTACAAAGGTACTAACCATCGTGGGTTTGCCCCCTGGATTGCCGGCCGCTCTTTTTCTGCGGATAGCTGACTTTCGTTGCTTTTCAGTAAGACCGGCGGCTTTGGCAGCAGGAAGACATTTTGGATATTTTTTTGTTCCCGACTTGGTTCTTCCGCATTTTTCAAAGCCGCCGCCTTTTTTGGGTCGAGAAATATCAACCCAATCTTCTTTAAACCACTTTGTTAAACCTCCACGAGGCTTTGCCATAGTTATCTCCCTCAGCCCTTTTTCTTGCCCCTCTTTTTCTTTTTGTGAGCAGAGTCTTTCATTAGCTTACCATTAGGCATATAATGATAGCCTTTTGGTGCTTTTTTGCGACGAGTTGTTTTCTTTCTTTTAGTATGATAGGCCATTTAGCGTCTCATCTTTTTCAGAATTGCTTTCTGAAGAGCTGGAGGGAGCTTCTTTTGCTTAGCTGTTAAACCTTTCTTTTTCTTCCCATTTTTCTTAGGCTTCTTTTTGCCCATGGGCTTTTTCTTTCCGTAATGTCCAGGCATAGTTTTATCCCATGCGGTATTTACCGCCTTTGGCTTTATAAGTTTTTACAAGCCATCCATTTGCATAAGCAGAAGGATACACAGCAAATTTTCGTTTAGCTTGTGCCTTTACTCGTGCATATAACTTCTTGTTTGTAGGTACAGGCTTCTTTTTAACAGCCTTTCTACGCTTACGAACAGCCACTTATGCGTCCGCTGAAAAAAGATCCTTGTCTTGTACGCTAGGCTTCTCTACGTCTACAGACACGTCCTCTTGAACGGAAGAAGCACCGCCTTCGTAAGCCACTGCTTCTGCTTTGGTATCAAATCCTTTTTTGCCTTCGGGTCCAATACCCCACCAAACTCCTCTTTTTTCATGAGCCATTATTTTCTCCTACCCTAAAGGGTTAGCTAAGGCATCTAAGCCTTCCCAGAGATCGTCGATCTCTTTATCAGTTTTCTGAAATTTAGATTCCATTGTTTTTAAATATTCGTCGAACTTATCGATTCGTTCTACTGCCAGCTCAGCTTTCTCAACTTCTGTTTCCATCTCAGTAACAGTTTTTTCTGCAACTACTACTCTTTCCTGTATAAGTAATAGTTTTTGTTGCTGCTCTACAATAGTTTGTAAATTAACTTGTAGAGCTGCTAGCTTGCCTTGAAGTTGGCTGATATCATTATCTTCTAGCTCTTGCTTTATAAGTTCTACTTGCTCTACAATTTCTGTAGTATCTGGAATCTCGTAAGCTTCTACTGCTTCTAGTCTTGAGTAGATCGAGCTTGCAGTCCATATAGCGCCTGCGATACTTGAGATTATAGCAAAGACAACAGCAATGTGCATGCCCTTAAAACTTACCCCACCTACATTTATCTCAGTTTCTTCTATAGACATAATTAATCACAACCTGTACTATAAAAGAAACAGGCATACCCTACATAGCTTGGACTTGTTTTATAAAAAGTTTCATCCGCACCGTCTGTAAGTATGGCTGTACTTGATTTAAATAAATCCAGCCCACCTGTGCCATCAAAGTATACTGCAGCTGCCCAGTTTGCATTATCAAAGTCAAGTTTTACCCAATTATTGGAAGTTTGATAACTAGCTTGTACTTCATCAACAAAACTTGAGTTTGCGCTCTCTGCATTCTGATCAAAGAAAGCTACAGAGCTTTCATCATTTGCAATACCTATAAAAGCAGCGGCTTCTGCCGCGTAACCCTCTATATCTTCGAGAGAGTCGTTATACTCTGTAACTGTTTCTGCTTGCAGAGTAAGGGAGGCCTCATTTGTATCTGCAAACTCTGCAACTGTTTGAGCATCTGTATTAGTTCCACTTTCTGCAGCTGCTTCAGCCATTGATGTTAGCTCTAGGATTACTGCTATCTCTGTGGCAGCTTCCGTAAACGTATCAATTGCTGTTTCCATATTTGCAAGGGCGATATCTCCTTGATCTAACAAAAAATCTTCCGCAGTATAAAACTGCATGTCCGCCACTGTACTTAAAGCATTATTATAGGCTATTCTTTGCGCTTCTGATATTTTTGCTGCATCTGCCATCGTACCATCAGACATGTAACCCAGGTTTGCGTTATACTGCAATCCTGCAACTGTTTTATAACCTAAGTTTAATTGATCTACTACAGCTTGGCTTGAGTCTACCAAATCACTCATTTGATCCGCTGTCGCTGCTCCTGAAACGCTCAGAGATAGAACGAGTATCGCCGTTCTCATCTTGTACATTTTCAACTCCAATTCCTAGTACTTTATCGTACCAGTCTTTGTCTTTTTTATAATCTGGTATATGCAAAGCTGGAAGGCTTTTTAGCGTAAGATACGCACGTTTACCTACTACCAGTTTGCCGCCTTGTAAAATCGGACAAGGAGTGCCAGAAATGAACATAGCTCTCCACACTTCGGGGTGTTGACACATTCT